CAGGAAACATATCCTCAGCAGTTGTATAAGCCAGATCATGTTCGTACTGAGCATTTTGATGGTTCACGTTACATCATGGCATTCTTTGATACGCCTATCGATGCAAAGCGCGCACAGCTGGTGCCTGAGCTTCAAGCATTTATTGAAAAGAAGCCCGATGCTACTAGTCAGGAACTGATTGAGTTCATCAAGGATGCCAAGGGAACGGCGCGTAACCGTCCTGAATATTCTGAGCGTTATCTATCGGAAGACTACATGTTCTGCCAGTGGGTGCGTAATGCTGGTATGAAGGTATGGTTCTGCCCATGGATCCAGTTGCAACACGTAGGCATGTATGTGTTCGGTGGTTCTCTGGTTGATCTTGCTCAGATTGGCGCTGCAGCTACTGCTGATGTTGGCCAACTTAAGAAGGGTCAAAATCAATTTGTCAAGGGAACAAAAGACGTTTCACAACTTAACAAATTGAAGAGAAAGTAATATGGCTGTTACATATAAGTCTGCTCATTGCGGTGATATTGATATCTTAATGACAGAGGAAGAACCAGGTTATATTCACGGTCTGTTGCCAAATGATGGTACACTTGTTGAATGGGGATGTGGTGGATCAACTATTTACTTCCTAGATAATCTCAAAGAAAATCAATATCTAGTTTCTATTGAGCATAATAAACAATGGTATGATAAAATTAGTAATCTTATCGAGACTCATCCTAATATTGATAGACACGTGTTCTTGTATATTCCATCGGAACTTCCTAACAATCATTATGCACGGCCTGAGGAAGACATGGGTTGTGGTTTGACTGACTATATCTGTCCTGATATCGATATCATTCAGTCAGCTGATGTCTTCCTTGTTGATGGTATTGGTCGTGGTCCTACCGCAGCCTTTCTTGCAAGGAAAGCTAAGCAAGATGCACATGTGATTATTCATGATTACCAAGGCAGAGAACTTTGGTATGACTGGGCATCAAACTGCTTTGACTATAAGGTCACACCAGAAAATATGACGTTGTGTCATATGTCTAATACAAAGATTGACTAAATATTGATGTACACTTATCCGCAGTCGTGCTATATTGGTAATGACTGCGGATAAGTCATTTTAACATGGAGATATATTATGAAGCTTAACTCAAATACTACACAGATCCTCAAGAACTTCTCGTCAATCAATCAAAACATCATGATCAAGCAAGGCAATCAAGTACGTACTATCTCGCCTACTAAGTCTGTCCTTGCTCGTGCATTCCTCAGTCAAGAATTCGATGCAACTTTTGCAATCTACGACCTTAGCCGTTTCCTCGGTACTGTCTCGTTGTTCAATGAGCCTGAACTAACTCTGAAGGAATCGTATGTAGAAATCACAGAGGGTGGTAACAAGTTCAAGTATGCTTTCAGTGATCCGTCTCTGATCATGGTTGCTCCTGACAAGGAGATTGAACTGCCTAATCCTGAAGTCCGTTTCCAGTTGACTGAAGATGCTCTTAGCCGTGTTATGAAGGCACTGAGTGTTTCACAGCTGCCTGACATTGCAGTGACCGGTATTGAAGGTCGAATCCTCCTGCAGGCTGTTGATACTAAGGGTGCAACCAACGACTCGTTTAGCGTTGAGGTCGGTGAGACCGATGCAAACTTCCGTATGGTCTTCCGTTCGGACAATATCAAGTTGATTCCAGGCAAGTATGATGTATCCATCTCGTCTAAGGGCCTAAGTCACTTCAAGGGCGAGACTGTTGAATACTGGATCGCTGTGGAGAGCAATTCGCGCTACGACGGTTAATTGAAAAGTACTTGAAAAGTTCTCTTCTTATAAATAAATGTAAGGAGAGAACTATGATTTATAAAATCACTAATACAATAAATGGTGATTGCTATATTGGCTATACATCTTTGTCGTTAGAAGCCAGGTTTAAAAGACATTGGTATAACCACAAAAGTATAGACACATATTTATATAGAGCTATGCGCAAACATGGATTTGACAATTTTAAGATTGAATGTCTTCAAGAAGATGGCAATCTACGTGAAGATGAAGATCTTTGGATTGGCAAGTTAAACCCAACTTATAATATGAGAGCTGGCGGCACCGGTGGTAATGTCAGTCTTTCTCCAAATTATAAGAAGGCTATGGAAAATCGACGTTCATATATTGGCGAAGGCAATCCACAATACGGCAAACATGGCAAAGACAATCCAAAATCTCAAGCAGTTATAGTCGATGGCATCCGATATGATACCATTACTATTGCAAGAAAAATGTCTAGGCGCTCATTTGGTTATGTCAAAAAACATGGAATTATGGTAGAATGATAATTCCAACCTTGATGGAGATTATATTATGTTAGAAGAATTCTTGTGGGTAGAACGCTATAGACCACAAACTATTGCCGATACTATCCTGCCTACTCATCTGAAGACGGTGTTCCAACAGTTCGTCGATCAAAAGAATATCCCTAACCTCATCTTGTCTGGTTCTGCTGGCGTCGGTAAGACAACGGTTGCTAAAGCCATGTGTGAGGAACTGGGATGTGACTATATCGTTATCAACGGTTCTATGAACGGTGGTATCGATACCCTGCGTAACGACATTGCTCGTTTCGCCTCCTCCATCTCACTCTCTGGTGGTCGTAAGTATGTCATCCTTGATGAGGCTGACTATCTCAACGCACAGTCTACCCAACCGGCTCTCCGTAACTTCATGGAAGAGTTCTCGGCCAACTGTGGTTTCATCCTGACTTGCAACTTCAAGGATCGTATTATCGACCCATTGCAGTCACGTTGTTCTGTCATCAACTTCAAGATCTCTAAGGCGGAGATGGCAACCCTTGCTTCTCAGTTCATGAAGCGTGTGGTTGTCATCCTTGAGAAGGAAAACGTGCCGTTCGAGAAGGCAGTGGTTGCTCAGGTCCTGACTAAGCACTTCCCCGACTGGCGTCGTGTTCTCAATGAACTCCAGCAGTATTCTGCTACTGGAAACATTGACTCGGGTATCCTGTCAAACTTCTCTGACAATGCGCTTGCCAAACTCATTGCATACCTGAAGGACCGAAACTTCAGTGCAATGCGTAAGTGGATTGCAGAGTCTGACATGGATACCACTGAGTTCTTCCGTGCCTTCTTTGACAAGGCGGAGGACTATATCAAGGCTGACTCCATTCCGGTCTTGGTCCTCCACCTTGCAAAGTATCAGTATCAGAATGCATTTGCTGCTGATCCTGAAATCAACCTGACTGCCTGCCTCACAGAGGTCATGGCTGACTGTGAGTTCCTATGACCTGGTTCTCACGGAACAAGACATGTGCTGTGTGTGAAGATAAATATCCCAAGAGTGTGCCATTCCATGAGATGCGGCTAAACACCGTTGATGGAGTGACCACTTTTGAGATATGTGAGAAATGTGCAGACTTCTTTGACAGGTCTGCCGAAGTGATTATGAAAGGACGTAAAGATGAAACCGTATGACACCCTTTGATTTTGTAAACAGCATCAACTCCACCAAAAAGAACCTGATGAAAGGCACCGAGAACGATCAGCTTGCCGAGAAGTCATATAACGCATTCATTACCAACAAGTCACTATCCTACTTTGCTGATACCATTCAGCTAGCCAACATGATGAACTGCAACCATGCGCTGGATAACAAGTTGCAATATTTGTTTCTAATAAATATTGTACGACCCAGCAAACGGTTTTCAAAATGGGTGAAGAAAGATAAGGATAGTGATTTAGAACTGGTAATGTCTTACTACGGCTATAACCGTCAAAAGGCCAAAGCCGCAATTAAGTTACTTTCCCCGGATCAAATGATAACAATAAAAAATAAACTTGATAAGGGTGGAAATAGAAATGAACGTAGTCGATAGTCTAATCGAGGTAAAGCTGGGAGAAGAAGACGACTTCCTAAAAGTCCGTGAGACGCTGACACGTATCGGTGTTGCATCACGCAAGGACAAGACGCTATACCAATCATGCCATATCCTGCATAAGCAGGGCAGGTACTACATCGTCCACTTCAAGGAGTTGTTTGCTCTGGACGGCAAACCATCAAACTTCTCGGATGAGGACAAAGGCCGCAGAAATGCCATCACGAATCTTCTTGTAGACTGGGGTCTGATCAAGCTGGCTGAGGAAGGTTCGACAAGAGAACCGCTCACACCGCTGAACCAGATCAAGATCCTTCCGTTCAAGGAGAAGGATGAGTGGAACCTTGTGACGAAGTACAACATCGGCCGCAAAAAATAAGAGTGTACAAATATCGATAGCCATGGTAGAGTGATCTTTCGACTAGGAAAGGTACTCAACCATGGCTATTTTTTATAACTCCGGCAACACTAAATCGTCAGACTTCAACCCATCCTTAATCTGGAAAATGAATCCGAACTCGCAATGGGCAAACCATTCGTACAACCATATCGCCCTAGAACACATCGTTAAAGCTTCAACCAACTTCAACGAACGGCAACAGGCTCGGAAAGAACTCGAGATCGCCGAACAAAAAATGAAATTTTGGTCACGCCATCCAAACTTTGACGAGACCTCCGCCCTTTCATATCGTAAAAAATACTACCGATTCTAATCAAAAAAAAATGCGCTCGGATTGACTCTGGGCGCATTTTTTGTATGTACATTATTTTGAAAACGTACTATACTGGTTATATGATGAACAAGGAAAAAAACATGGTTACGAATCTCTGCGGTGGTTCTTTTGAACTGCGTACCGGCCGCCCGTGGACGTGGGGCCTCAGCCGCTTCCGTGACGGTGAAGCTATGAAGATCCGTTGGGAAAAGACTGGCCCGGTTAGTGGCCGTTGGTTCTTCGAGATCGACGGCGTGCAGTACTCCGCCAAGTCCATCTCACCCCATCTCAAAGAAATTCAGATGCACAGCTAAAATAGTTGTGTACATTAATTCAGATCAGTGTATAATGGTAATACCAACAGCGAATAAGGAATTAAACATGTTGAATCTCTCTGACATCAATGCCGCCACCAACAGCCACGACGGTGACGTCTTTTCAGACCTCTTCAAGGATGTCAATGGTTTCCGCCCGCGCGGTGGGTTCGCCGAGTTCGATTCGCTTGAAGCGTTTGACGCTGAGTTCGAACGTCTGGTGAAACAGCTTGACATTCAGGAAACTGAACAAGCTGCAATCCAGGCCCGTAACTTCACTAAGTTCGCTGCTCGCATCGATGAGACGATGCAACTTGTTCAGGGCACCGATCGTGTTCGTGCGATTGAGATCATTGCCGATGCTGATGGCGAACTTGAGGACATGCAGTTCTACGGGTACGAACGTCTCGAATGGTCATATGACCTCAAGTATGGTTCCATCAAGCAGTGGCTGGAGGCTGCGTAAATGAATAATCAACGATACATTACCTGTTGGGCTAAAGTGCCTCCGGACAGTATCTTCGAGTGGGATCACTATGTTAGTGACTCTCTGGAAGAGGTCGAAGATCTGGTTTCCAACCTCAAGAAGCAGGGTGTGATTGCGTTTCAAACATATCCCATCGGGGATAAAATGGCCGATCATTCGTCACGCTATTAAAAATAGTTGTGTACATTTAGTCTGAAATAGACTATACTGTATATATAGTAACGGATATGGAGATTAGTTATGCAAGTAGAAATGTTTTCGCTTCCAACACTGAACGATGGTGTTGTGGCCGTGGAACGCAAGTTCTGCGAAGTGTACAATGCATATCGCAACGGTGAAAAGCTTGATCCTGAAGTCCTTGACTGGATGGATACGGCCAACACATGGCTGATGGAATCAAAGTAATGTCGAATGAAATTGTAGGTGTAACGTTTGCTCCTGATGACATGGAGTTGCTCAAGCGAGCACTTCATTGTTACAAGGATATGCTTGCTCGTATCGAGGAAAGCGAACGTACACCTTCAACCGAGTTGACAAAGGTTAGCAACCTTATGCATCGAATAGGCCGTATTGCCTAAGTAATGCGCCCGTAGCTCATCTGGATAGAGCGCGAGACTTCTAATCTTGAGGCAGTAGGTTCGAGTCCTACCGGGCGCACCATTTTTTGGAGATTGTTATGATTGGTTTTATTATACTAACCGCACTACTCGTACTTAACAGTTGGTTTGGTGTGAATGACGTGAAAAATGGTAATACGACTAAGTCATCTGCGTTTACGTGGTTTGTCGTTGGCTGGTTATCATTTCATGTGTTTGTGCACAAACTTCCTATACTCCTGTAGCTCAATGGTTAGAGCTGACCGCTCATAACGGTTAGGTTGGGGGTTCGAGTCCCTCCGGGAGTACCAGTTTTTAATATGGAGAATTAATATGTTTGAGAAAGTTCTTTACGGTGTAAAAGTACGTGTTCGTGGTAATGAGCAAGATGGGTTTATTGCAGAGTATGCGCTTCACACTTCTCGTTTCTTACTCTTTGATAACTGGTCGGTTATAAGAAATTATCCATCTGCAAATCCTGCGCTTCCTTTAAATACTTTTGCAACCTTCCTTGCCGCAAAGGAAGCTGCAATGCGTGAGTATAATAGTTGGATTGACTTCTATAAGCGCAGAGAAGAAACAAAACGGATTACAAAAGCACGACGCAATGTTGTTTGGAAGCATCCATAATTAATGTCACGGTGGCGGAGTGGTCCAACGCACAGGTCTGCAAAACCTGAAAACCGTGGGTTCGAATCCCACCCGTGACTCCATATTTTTGAAAGCTTTATCATGAACTACGAATTCCCTACTATCACTAACATCTCTGATGTGCTGCCTGCTATTGAAGGTAGAGATGAGTTCACTGTGGCTGAAAAGGAAGGCTACACCGTCATCAACTACAATGTGATGATGGCTGATACCTTCGACTGCAACATTCGTCGTGAATGCCGTGGTATTATCTTTGACACTGCAACTGGTGACATCATCCGTCGTCCGTTTCATAAGTTCTTCAACGTGAATGAGCGTGAAGAGACTCAGGATCATGCTGTTGATCTGTCACGTCGTCATGCTATCCTTGAGAAGCTTGATGGTTCGATGATCGCTCCGTTCATTGTGAATGGTCAGATGATCTGGGGTACGAAGATGGGCGCTACTGATGTGGCAAAGCCTGTCGAAGAGTTCGTGAAGAACAATCCTCAGTATGCTGAGTTTGCTCATTTGTCAATTGACTGCGGTTTTACTCCTATCTTTGAATGGTGCTCGCGTAAGCAGCGCATCGTTATGGATTATCCTGAAGATCAATTGATTTTGACTGCTATTCGAGATTTGAAAACCGGGAATTACTGGTTACCTGAACATCTGATAATTATGGGTGATGACTGGAATATCCCTGTCGTTCGTCAATTCGAACCGCAGACTGATATGAAGGAATTCATTGAGTATGTTCGTAATCTTGAGGACGTTGAAGGTTTCGTTGTTCGTTTCGATGATGGTCATATGCTGAAGCTGAAGTGTGACTGGTATATTCAGATCCACAAGGCGAAGGAAGCTATCCTACAGGATCGTAACATCGTCGAGTTGATCCTTGACGAGCACCTGGATGATGTGAAGGCTCACTTGCCTGCTGAAGATCATGTTCGTCTAGGTCTGTTTGAGTGTGAAATCAATAGGGCTATATTTGATTGGGTATACATCATCGACAACGACGTAACTTATTATCGGGAAGA